TTAAACGAAAATACAACGCAAAAACGGAAGAAGAAAAGAAAGCCTCCATGATAATGGAAGCCATTTTCAAAAAGAACAAAATCAACAGCGTAAATTTTGAACGAAGCCGTTACCTATATTCCTCATGTGAATTTGCGACAATCTGGTACAGCCAGGAACAGGACGTAATGTATGCCGGGGAAAGGAGCAAACTAAAATTACGTTGTAAAACCTACTCCCCAATGAAAGGAGATTTGCTTTTTCCCTTATTCGACGACTACGACGACATGATAAGCTTGTCTATTCAATACACTCGCGAAATAAACAAAGAAAAAATAACCTACTTTGAAACTTATACTGATGCGACACATATCCGCTGGGTGCAATATGGGAAAAGCGGAGAATGGACGGAGGAGATGCGCGAGGATATTAAGATTGAAAAAATTGCCGGCGTTTATGGGTATCGAGATGAGCCAATCTGGGAAGATGAAAGCGAAAACGTTTTTGAGGCAGAATGGTCGCTTTCCCGTAATGGAAATTACCTGCGCAAAAACAGTAAGCCGAGTTGGGTTGTGTTCTGCGATGAAGATGAACATGTTAAGTTCGGAGGAGAACCGGACGATGATACAACCGCAAGGAACGTTCTGCGCTATCCGACCAACGCTAAAGCCGGTTACGCTACCTGGGAGCAAGCTATTGACGCTCTCAAATATCAGGTAGAAACTATCCGGCAAAACTTCTTTGTTCAATTGCAGTTACCGGACATGAGTTCGGAAAGCATGAAAACCATGCCTATGTCAGCCGACAGCCGGAAGATGATTTTTATAGACGGCCAGCTGAAGGTAACGGAAGAGAGCGGGGTTTGGCTCGATGTGTTCCATCGTGAAATAAACGTCGTAAAAGCTTTCATGAAAAAGATGTTCCCGAAGCTTTCCGGCGCGATTGATAGCCTTGACGTTGATGTAATTATAACCCCTTATCAAATCAAGGATGATGCAGAGAACATCAAGAATAATTCCGACGCAACAGGAGGCAAGCAGATTGTATCGCGCAGAACCGCTGTCCGCAATCTCAACATGGTTGACGACGTAGACGAAGAAATCAAGGAGATTGAACGGGAGGAGGCCGCCGAAAGAGCCGTAAGTATTAGCGAACCCACATACTAAACAAGATGGCCACCGGAAAGAGTAATTTTGATAAAAAACACAAGTCCAATCTCGATAGATACGAGAAGAAGATTGAAACCCTGTACCGGGAAATCATAAAGGATATTGTACGACTCGGAGAGGCTGCGGGCTTCGATGGAGAAAAGCCATTTTCCTTTAGTGATTTTCCGGGGATGGAGAAGCGCGTTGATGAATTACTCCGCAGGCTTCAAGGCGAAATCGTAACAGTCATAATGAACGGGACGCGCGAAGAATGGGAATTAAGCGCAGATAAGAACGGGGAATTAGTTGACTCAATACTCGGCTCAACCGGACTATCAAAAGAGCAAATTTCGCAATTTAAGCCAAGAAATTTAGAAGCTTTAAAAGCGTTCCAATCCCGCAAAATTGCAGGAATGAACCTGTCGCAACGCGTATGGCGAATAATGGAGCAAGGAAAAGAAGATTTTGAGCTTGCTCTTGATATTGGTCTGGGGGAAGGGAAAAGCGCCTCGGAATTAAGCCGGGATATTCGGCGTTATCTAAAGCAGCCCGAAAAGCTCTTCCGCCGGGTTAGGGATAAGCGCGGAAACCTCGTTTTATCTCAAAAGGCAAAAAGCTATCATCCGGGGCAAGGGGTTTACAGGTCGTCATACAAAAACGCGGTAAGAATGACCAGAACCGAGATTAATACGGCTTACCATGAGGCTGATTTTGAAAATTGGAGCAAAAACGACATTGTTCTGGGCTTTGAAATCGTCCTGTCAAACAATCACCCGGTAACTGACATCTGCGACCTTCTTGCGGGGAAATACCCGAAAACATTCAAGTTTGTTGGCTGGCATCCGCAATGCCGCTGCGTTGCCGTTCCGATAATTCCAACTGTTGATGAAATCATTGAATATACAAACATGATTGCAAACGGCGAAGATGTTTCCGGCTATCGCTTCAAGGGAGAAATCAAAGAGCCTCCCCGGAATTTTAAAGGCTGGGTTAAGGATAACCGAGAACGCATCGGAAAGATGGAGGCAAGAGGAACATTGCCATACTTTTTAAAAGACAACAAAACTCTGTTGTCTACAAATACCCAGGAGAAAACAGGCGTTCAAAAGCTGATTAAGGAATTAAAGAACCCGGACAAAATAAAAGACGCAGAACTGAAAGATATTATTCGCCAGTACGCATCCGAGAACAGCGGAGAGTTTTACGGAGGGCTTGCGGGAGTTCAAATATCGACAGTTACGAACTACTTCATGGCCAACAGTCGCCAATACTCCATGAAAGGGGAATATCTTTCAGAGGCCGGTAACAGAATACACCTAACAAACCGAACTTTTTACACTCAAAATGGTGCATTTAATCCGGCGGAAAGCCTAAAGGGAGCAATAGGAGCCATAAGCAAAGATGTTGCGCTGACATTCAACCAGGAGTATGCCCTTGAAAGTCTTTGGCACGAAATACGCCATGCCGGAGCTGTCGGATGGAAGGAGGCTAAAAATGTAACCCCGTTTAAAACTACCGCTATGGAATTGATTAATCAGTTCTGCGCCCGGAAAAGTTATCATCTGTTTGTCGAAAAGTTGGGAGGGAAAGCCGTCAATCAAAAGGCAATCGTTTCCAGAGGCTATGGATATAGTACATACGTTAAAAATTTCCGGTCGATACTGGATAAGTACGGATTGTTAGAAAATGACGCCTACGAATATTTCAAGGATATAATACAAAAAGAGCCATACGAAAACATATGGCTCAAAGTTGAAGATTATCTCAAAAGTAACGGCGTAAAGAACGCCCACAAGTTGATGATGAATATAAACCGTTCATCTTTCTCCGACCTGCTATAATTTAACAGGGTTGTGGCTCAACGTCCGGTAAAAATCCTGTCGTTCCATCGGGGGCAGCTTATTCGCGAAATAGGCTGCTTTTCCTTTGTCCCCTCTTCCGTCGAACAGGTACGCGAGATGAAGATTGGCCGCGTCACCAGAAAGCCCTTTTCGATACGTTTCCGCCTCCTGGACGCCTCCCAAAATCCGCTCCTGCTCTTCCGGGGTTACATCGTAGTCAAATATTGTTTTCATAAATCAATAAGTTACCTCTACGTCACATTTTACAACCGAAGATACACCAAGAGGTTTGTTAGCTCCATAATAAACGGCGCTAAACTCTGTATCAACTCTAACGCTTGTAGAGCAATCAAAATCACTGTTAAACTTTGAAACGAGGTCGGAGATGCTATTTTTCAAGCTCTCCTTTGCCTCTTTCATCTCTTTTATCGAATGTTCACTCATAACGACCACCTAATTTACTGTTTATTTTCTTTACTCCTCTGACTTTTCCTGAAAAGTTCATGTTTAGAGATAACGCAACGCCTCGCCCGTTTGGGCTTTCCCGGTTCAATCTTAGCTTTCCAAAGCGTTTCCAGACCGCAGCCAATTTGAGCCGGGGAAAACCTGTCGTAAATAGCGGAGAGGGAACCGAAATAATGCTCCCGCTCTCCGTCTACCAGACCGGGGAATTTCACTTTGATTATATATGATTTTGTTCCCATATCTCTTAGTATTTATCTATTAATTTACCTCCCATTTCGTACCAATCATCAGAGAGGGTTACAAATAAGCCGATTAAAGTCATAGATAGCAAGAATGTTGCTGCTATCCATAAAAGATAGCAAATAACTATACATATATTCTTCATATTCGCTTCTATTGATTACATAAACTACTCTTCCGGTTCCGCTATAAATTCACATGGAACAGTTTCCGCGCTTCTCGCCGTGTACCATTTAAAGCCATATTTTTTGCCAAGAGCCTTCCATGCGTTATTTACTCTCTCTTGCGGGGATTGACCTAAATCAACTCCGCACATTATCACCGGGAAGCCTTTGCAGGCCTCCATTAATATTTTCAACTCCTCCTCGGTTATTCTGTACTTTTTCATACCTTGTTATTTTACTTTTTCGACTGAAACTAAAATAAGCCGGAGCACTATTTTAATTTCATGCCTTCTTAAAATCTGTATCCACTCAATAAATTATAAAATACTCGTTTCTTCTCAATGTATTTAAGCCCATTTCTGCGAAGCCTTCTTTTTGCACGAGATACTACCATCTGGCAACCATTTACACCAACATAGATACAATCCGCATGATGCCTTTGAGCTTCTTTAAAAGCCCACCAAATTGCTTCACGACAATATCGGTAGCTATCGTTCTGAACACCTTCATAGCCTTTTTTCATTATAAAGTGCCCGATTTCGTTAGCTTCTTCCTCTGAATAGCAAATTGTAAATATTTTATTCATACTCGTTATTTACCAGATTTGTATTTATTTATGGCAGTCTTTTTATTGAATAATGACATCACAATCAATGCTAAAGCAACTTTGAATAACTGCTTTTTGCCAACAATTATGATGTTGCTACGATTAAGACCGTCATCAGTCATAATACTATACCAATTCTTATAAGGTGGTAATACCTTGTAGATATACGTTTTGCCAATTAACTTTTTCATCTTCATTTCTTTTTAATGTTGATTAATAAATAGGTACGTCATAACCTTTTTCTATCAAGAACTTAATTGCCTTTAAGTCAAGACGCTTAAAATAAAATGGTTCTGTCCTATCTTCTCTATGATAATGATACGACAAATCCCTGGTACTAAGGAAGAAAACTAATATACCACTATTAGAACCATCTTCTTTGCTTTTAGATTGATGCGATAATATTACGGTATCTGAAAACATAGTATTATCAAACTCCACTATTGTGGGGTAAGTCCAATAATCCAAATGGGGACAACAGCCTTGCATTACGACTACTTGTAAAACATCCTCTTGGGATATTTTCATTAATGGCTTATCACCGATAGTAATTTGCTTCATCTTTTATTCAGATTAATAACATTTTGTACAAAAGAACCCTCTTGGGGTATTATATCCTCCTTCTCCTGGCTTAATAACCTTCCCGCATTTCTTGCATTTCAGGCGCGTATCTAATGGCTCAAGAGCCTTGTCGTAGGATATTCTGTCTGTATTTGGTATACCTTCTACAACCACATCCTTTAGGTCAATATTATTCTCTTTTGCTATTTCTCCGCCGGCAACAACAACATCCCTCCAACTATTAAAACATCCAGTCAATTCGCCAATCTCGTACCCTTCAAAACGGTCGGGGTAGTTTTCCAAATCATTTTTATTTATCGGCCTGTAAAGCTCGATTGTTTCAAGGCCTAAAATCACCAAACGACCGTAGTAGTGCATTGCTCCAATACTAACGCCTCTGAATGATGTTATATTTATTATTGCAATCATTATTCCGTTTTATTAAAAAGGCTCATCGCCAGTTCTAAATCCTCCACATCTTTCATTCAATCTCCCGGTTTGATAAAGAGGATTATAGGCAACGCCTATCTCCTTTGCCACCCAGAGGGGAATTGTACCCAGAATAAAGCCCATATCTAAATGATAGGCCAGTTCGCAATCAGACTTGTTCTCATACTTGATGCACTTATCGCAGTTGCGTTCGTGCCAACATTCCGCCTCTGTACCATTTGAAAACGGGGTTACGGGCGTATCTTTCAGAAAGGGGTTTTCATTAAATTCTGCCATATTTTTAGCTATTTGTAATTGTAATTTTTGATTTTAAACGCTCCTCCGCCTCATGAATATTATTTATTTTAGCGAACAATTTTCCACGAAGGATAATAAGTTTCTCATCTGTATTTTCGTCGAAAAACATATTGTTCCGACGGTTCCAAGCGATATAGTTGTCTATTGAACGTTGAACTTTTGTGGCCTGTGCTTTTGCCGATATTAGTCTACCTAAGAAAGTATTAATACTAGTTTCATATCCGCTCCGCTTGTCATAAAATGACATCGTATTATAAACTTCTCCACGAGGGAACATGCAGATAAGTTTCGCTCTACGCCAATTAACAACCCAATTCCATTTTATCCACAGTTCACGAGGCAAGTCGTATTCAAAAATCTTTTCCGCCTCCCCCTTTTCATTTTTTCGATAAAAGGTGATAAGAACCCACTTTTGAACACCTAAATCCTTTTCTGCTTTTGCTAAATCCTTAGCGGCTTGCATCCAATCATATCCAACACTAACCTCTTGAGCCATTTTCTTACGCTCCTTTCAATTGTTCAATAGTAACCGGAATAACACGAGTAACAGCGTAATAAGCGTTGTTCGTCAACTGACGTTGCCATGCTGAAAAACGAGGCGACCAGCGGAAGCCGTTATGCTTGAGATTTGAAATAACGTCCGGTTGCGGCTTTGTGTCGAAAACTATCTGCACCCTATCCTCGGAATAGTTTTTGATTACCCGGCCACCATCGAAAAGTATTTCGGTATCTTCTTTATTTGACCTTACTTCCTGGGCTTCGCATACAGCTTTCGCCATTTCAGCAAGTTTAAAGAATTTATGACGTTCAGTAATGATAGAGGATTGTTTATTTAGCTCTCTAACATAGGCAATTGCCTTTTCTACAATTATCACGTCACCGCGCTTTGCGTATGTTTCAACTTTACCGTAAATACTGGAAACAAACAAGGCTTTATTATATCCTCTTTCCGTACCGTCATTGATACCCTTAATTGTAGAAGCAGAGGAATAAATTGAGCGCTTGAGCCTCGTCCATTCTTCATCTGCTTTTTGTTCTTCCGGCTTTGCGTCCTCTATCCTACGGGCTATCGCCTTGAGCACTTTTTCTCTCCATGCTCTAAATTCACTGACAGCATTTTCATAATAATTGTTCATCTTCTCATTTCGCCTTGTCGGGAAACGTGCCGGCCCCGTTATCATGGAGCTCATGATGCGAGAATGCTTATTGAATAATATTTGAACCCATTCTTTGTACTTGGAAATATAGCGCTCTCTTTCGTCCTCCGGCATATTTTCAATGTCGGCGTTTAGCTCCTCCTCATACGTCCGTATGTAGTATGCCCCGCGTTCTTCCGGGCTAAAACTCGTAGAATAAAAAGCGTCGCAAGCACATTTCCAAAGCTCCTCAAGGTTAACCTTGTATTTCCAATCCGTTACAGCCCAGGAGCCTAAGTCTTTGTCATAAATGACAACTACCTCGTTGTCAGATATGCGAATTGCAGTATGCGCATAGTCGCAGTGCATTAAATTATTGCTCAACTTCTTACCTCTCCAAATAAAGAGAAATTCACCCTGTTCCTGATTTTCCAAATTAACCACCTTTGATGCACGATGATAGTTCTTTTTTGATAATAAAATTTGTTCCATGTTGTTGTGAATTAAGAATATTATTGATTAATAAGTTTGTCAATTCTTTGTTTGATAGAGATAGCACATAAAAGTCCGTTTTCACCAAAGGCTTGCGCCTCTGATACTTTTTCGTCTTTATATGTTAAGCAGAAAAAGGCTCCTCCCGGATAATCAATTCCAAGTCGAGGGTTTCCCCAATGCATGTCTATTTCAATTTTTGGGTTGCGCCTGCTATCATCCCTCTCTCCTTCCCATTGCGGGAGAATATACTTACAGGAAACAATCTGCTTGTCTGCGGCCGCAACCCGATTACCCCAGAACCAATCCCGCTTACCGATTATAACTGTTTTCCCGGTATCTATGTAACCCAATTCGTTGGCTACCTCTTCTGCTACAATGAGCATTGCTTCATTTACTGTCATGTTGTTGTGAATTATGCCCCGCTGGTTGGGCGGAGCGTTACCTTTATTGATTTGCTAACCACTCGTCACGCTTCCGGCGACAGTCGTCTAATGATTGACCTACGCAGGCAAACAAATCGCCTTCCGGGGTTCTGTAATCGTACTGTACGCGTTTTACCTGCTTTCTTCCTAACCTCGTTGAGAAGGTTGTGTAATTTTCTTTTCCGGCCTCGCAAACGCTGCAACCGCGATTGTCATTGATTGTTCCCATGTTATCCAGCTTTTTCTATTTTAGTTGTAAATCCGTTATTAGCCAGAATACTCAAAATGAAATCCTGGTCGTTACAGTCTGTCGGAAAGAATACGGCTTCAAAGTCTACACTTTGATAAGCCTTGATTGATGTACTTTTCATTACCTTAGAAACTATGTTGTACAAAGTTTCTACTGTTTCTTTCGTTGCTTTTGCTATTATAACTTTTGCGTTCATATCGCTATCGCTTTAACTGTTACTTGATATAAAATGAAACCTGCAATCCACGGCGAAGCTTGCAAACCACCTTGTCAAGCCCGGCCTTTATAGCTCGGCCGACAAACTTATTCAAAAGCTCCTCTCCTATTAGTTCGATTAATCCTGATACACCGACCAGCTTATTAATCCGGTTCCCGTTCGCATCTCTTCCGTAAACTTTCAATCTGAAATTACGATTGATGAAAGATGTAGTGTAGTTCAAAATACTTTTCGTTCTCATTGTTGTTGTGAATTTACGTTAAAGTGCTTACAATGTAAACACATGGCGAATATAGCGAGTTATTTTAAAATAACAATACTTTTCCCGTATTTTTTATAAACTTTTCAGGTTATTTACTTTCGTTTCAATAGTTAAATAACGCCAATGAAGCGCTTATAATGTAAGCATATTTGTGGTAATTATTAGTTTTGCATAAACTAATCAGTTGATTTTATGAACTTAAAACGTTTTATTTTCGACTCGCTGAAAACCAAATTTGAGGGGATAAGCGACAAAGTATTGAACAGGATAGCCGCTAAGCTGGCGAAAACTGCAAAAACAGAGGAGGAAGCAACGACCGCCGTTGAAGAGCTTACTCTACAACAAGTGATTGATAGCTATTCTGATAGCAGAGTTACAGAAGCTCAAGAAAAGGCTATTGGAAGCTATGAAAAAAAACATGGCCTGAAAGACGGCAAGAGGATTAAGCCAGAGGACGCTGACGATGCGGATATGGATGATTTGGGAGAAGGGGACGACGATAACGACGTAGTTGTCAATGTCCCTAAAGGAGGAAAAGGAAACGGGAAAGGCGACGAAACGCAAACCTTGTTGAAAGCTCTTATCAAAAGCAATCAAGCTATGATGAAAGAGATTGCATCAATCAAAGGCGAAAAAATTGCCGATACCCGAAAATCTCGTTTGACCGATTTACTCAAAGATGCTCCTGAAAAGCTCAAGAACCGTTACGAAAAGGATTTTTCCCGAATGAATTTTGAAACTGACGACGACTTTGAGGAATGGCTTGAGGATATTACCCCAGATATTGAGGATATATCATCATCTATTGTTGCCAAAGAGGGCGTTGTTGGAAAACCCAAAAGCGGAGGAAAAACGCAGGAAGAGGTAAAACCTAATCCACTCGTACAGGCACGTGTTGAAGCGAGAAAGGCTGAAACTGCACCCCCAGCCATAGTCGGGTTGCAAACAAACTAATGGTCAACAGTAATGAAAGACAGATTTTCATACAACGGAGCCGAAGCGCCGGAACCTATCAGGATTGAGCAGGTTTTCGCTGAAAAGCCAGCGGGTGGCCTCGTTGTAGAACCAGGGTTTAACGCCCCGGAAACAACCGCCGTTGGCTTAAATGCTAATGGTAAATACGCTGTTATCAAAGGCTATCGCCTTGTTTCTGCAGTAGGAGCCAGCGACACTACAATCAATGTCGCAAAAGGTAGCGGTGTCGCCGTAAACGACATTATCGCATACGGGAAGAAGGGCGTAAAATGCACTAAGGTAGACGCAACTTCAAAAGACAAAGATGTTGTAACCGTTTCCCTCGGTGTCGCAATCGCCGAGGGTGAAGTTTTGTATCAGGCAAAAGCCGCAAGCGATACAGAAGCGGAACCCATCTACGCCCCGGATTATATTCTGGGAAATATGATTTTCGCCGGAAAAGGAGAGCAGCCCGTACGCCTTATTAACGGCGCAAATGTGAGAAAAGAAACGGCTTGTATCGGAAAAGATATTGAAGCCATGTTACCAACCATTAAACGTGTATAATCATGGCAGCAATGAATGCACCTTTATTTGAAATTGACCGACCCGGTTTGGAATTGGAAGTAAACTCCTACCAGCCCGGATTGGGACTGGCCTGGCGCCAGCTTTTTCCGTTGAAATACACTCCCGATTTTGACTTGAAGGGTATCGAGGGAGATGAAGGTATTCCAATCTCTGCCGACCGCGTTGCTTTCAACACGAAAGCCCCGAAGAAAACCCGTAAAAAGGTCGGAACCTGGTCGGGTACTCTCGGCAAAATTGCCGTTTCTCGCGAAAAAGACGAAATCGACATCAACAAGTACAATGACCTTCAGGCGAAAGCTGCGGCAAACCCGGAGGATAAAGCGACCGCGACGTATCTCGTTGATATTGTCTATGATGATGTAAAATTTTGCAACGATGGTATGGATTATCGTGTAGAAGTGGACTCAATGCGTATCGGTTCGTCTGGAAAGCAGGTGTTAAGCTCCAAAATCGACGGCGATATGGCAGAACAGGACGAAATCAACTTCAACGTTCCGGAGGAAAACTTCATTGGTTCAACCGCCAAATGGGATGATATCGAGAACGCTGACGGTTTGGCTGACATCATGAAGGGCCAAAAGATTGTCGGAAAGAAGGGAGGCCGGAAACCACAGTACGCAATCATGGAGCAGGCCGCTTTTGATTATCTGTGTTCGCAGAAAAAGACTATCAAGCGTATTGCCGGAGTAGTCTTGAAAGCCGTAGGATTGGAAAGTATTGACGATGTAAGTATTGATAGTATCAACGCCTACATGCGCAAGAAGAAAGCCCCGCAAGTGCTTGTTGTCGACACTTATGTTACGATTGAGCACAAGGACGGAAGCCGCGAAACTATCAAGCCTTGGAATGAAAACGTTTGTACACTCTCCGCAGAACCTCGCTTGGGGTACACCTATTACAAGCCGGTTCCGATGCTGAAAGCGACCGACGCAATCCAGACACAGGGGTCATACTACAAAATGACCGTCTATTCTGACGTAAACCCAATGCTTGAGGTTACAATGGCAGAGGCGTATGTTCAACCTGCATTAACAGGACGTAAATCACTTGTATTCATCAATACAATGAATACGACTTGGAATTACGGAAAATAGGAGCAAAAGCCATGAGCACTATATTTCAATCTTTGAAAAGTATATCGAACTATCCGGTTCCGGCGTCTGTAATTGACGACGCCGCCGATAGTTTCGGATTGAACCCGTCTGACGAATTGACAAAAGAAACCCGGAACGGAAAAAGTTTCCTACTCACGAAAGCGATGTTGTATGACTTTCTTTCCGAGGCTCCAAGCGTTTCTCAAGGCGGCGTCACCTTTTCTTTTTCAGAGTATGAAAAGAAATGCTTTAAGGCAAAAGCTGATAAAATCCGCAAAGGCTTAGGTTATGAGGATGCCGTTTCAAAAGGTAGCAACTACGGTTATCAGGGGGAGGATTTTTAGATGATAATCCAAAACGGAATATTGCAAATCGTTTCAAAAACAGGAGGCGGATATAAAGACGGAAAGCCCGTTGCGGCTGAAAGCTCTTTAGGCGAGCCTATTCCCTGCAATTTCAAGGTAAACAACTACGAAAAAAGGGGTATTTATGTCGATGGTAAATTTACACAGGCGGCATACATTATTTTAATCGAAATGCAAGAATTTGAACCGTGCACATTCCTATTGAAAGATATGAGAGGAAATTCCCTGGGAACATACACCGCATACCAGAAAGGCATCCTATTTCTCGACGCTGTTGATAACATACAAATAACTGTATGACATGCCGATAAAAAGACTTTCTCCCAGAAACCAAGCTAAGAAGTTTCTTGACGACCTATTACGCAGGAAGATACAAGCTTTGATTATAAGGCTTGATTTTGTAGGACTTGAATGTATCAGGGAGGCAAGAATAAACCGAAAATACACAGACCAAACCGGAAACCTTAGAAGTTCAACCGGGTATTGTGTCCTGTATAACGGCAAAGTTGTAAAGAGGAGTTCTTTTGAGGCAGTAAAGCCGACGGCGACAAAAGGGGCAAAAGAGGGGAACGATTTTATGAGCAAACTTATCTCGGAAAATTCAAAGGGTATCGTGCTCATTGTTGTGGCCGGGATGAACTATGCAAGATATGTTGAAAAGATGGGATTGAACGTGCTTGATAGTTCTGAAATGCTTGCAAAAAAATTAGTTCCAAGAATGCTTAAAGATTTAGGATTTAAAAGAAGATGAGTAAAAAAGGAACATCTCAAATCGAACAGGACGTTTTCAATGTACTTGACATATTCCTTGCCGGAAAAATCGCCGGGACGGTCTATATGCAAGATTGTAGACCTGTTGACGCTGAAACGGAGGATGCTGTTATTGCTATTCCCGCCGGAGATGCAGAGCAAATCCAAAACGGACGCGCTCGCATAAACATCTACGTCAAGGATATTGACAACAACTCCGGTTGCCTTATGCCGGCAAAAGAACGTTTGCAGGAGATTGAAGCCCTCGCGGATGCGATTGAGGAGGCCTTAAATGAACATCTCTTTGAGGAATACACCTTTGAGTTGTCAGAAGCCCCGGAAACGACAAAAGCGGAAAACATTCATCAGCATCTTGTTAGCATTTGCATTGATTTTAAACGTATAACATTCTAATAATTAAAGGATATGAAAAAAAGAATTATGTCCTGGTCAAAGTGCCAGATTGAAATCGGCACAACTGGCGACGGCGATACATTCGCAACCTCCGTCGAAAGTATTGGCACAATCAAGGACAAATCATCATCCCTTGAAGCCACCGACGGCGATGTGCTTGAGGCAAAGGCCACCGGAGGGGAAACGGTAGCAAAAGAGCAGCTTGAAGGCGGCTACTCCCTTACAACAAGGGTTATCGAGCCGGACGACGAACTTTTGCAGCGCCTCGGTCTGGGTAATATTGATGCCGAGGAACTCAAAGTTCAAACCCACGTAGTGGAAGGTGATTGGTCAGTAAAGGTAACTCCGAAAAACATTGGCGCTAAAGGTATCAAAGCCCCGAAATGCTCAATTACCTACAAGCCCGGTTGGTCAGAAGAAGAAGGCGACTTCGCCGACTTGACTTTTGAAATTCTGAAAGGAGATGCAGGCTATTGGTATTCAAAATTCAGAAAGAAAGGTTCTTTGGTCGTTGATGTGGCCTCTTTGAGCTTCACCAATGCAGCAGATACCTCCGGGAAGAAAGTAACCGTAACATCTTCCGGAGCTGTCACTGCGCAATCGTCTGATGATTGGTGTACTGTGACGGTATCGGGAAAGGTTGTAACGGTAAAAGTAACAGCCAATACCGGAGCGGAGCGAACTGCCAACGTGAAAATTACGGCTGACGGGAAAGAAAAAACCGTTACCGTTACCCAGGCGGCAACTGCGTAAACGGTTGACAAACGGAAAGACGTCCTTTGTGGTTGGTGGTCAAACTACATTCCTGTATAATTTATAATATCCTTCATTATGGACACAGTAGAAAAACAAGTTTCCGACACCATCCTTCAAGAGCCGTATAATATTGACCTCGGAGGGAAAACATACACAATTGCCCGTCCTACATCAGGGACAATAATTGAGGTGTCCAAATATATATCCAAGCTCCCTATTGCCCCGTTCATCAAAGGGAATGATGAAGTATTAACATATATCCTTGCGTACGCGAAAGACTGCGAAATGATAGGAGATATTGCCGCGACGCTCATACTCGGACGCAAAAACCTTATTGAAACAAAAGAGGTCGTAAAAAAGAAGTGGTTTGGCCTGATTAAGAACGTAGAAATAGTGGAGATTGACAACCGGAAGCGGCTCTCAAAGGAACTACTTGACAATTGCAGCAATGAAGAACTGCTAAAGCTCATATCAGAGGCGCTCGGAATGCAGCACGTCGCTTTTTTTTTCAGCATTATAACTACCCTGAACGAGGCAAACATACTAAGGGCAACAAAGAAAGCGGAAACGAAAACGACAGCATCTGGGCTGTAATCCTCGGAATGTCGAAAAACCTCGGCGTTTCCATTGATTACATACTTGATGAAATGAGTTACGAAAATTTAATCATGTATGGCTACTCTACCCCATCCCCGGAAAGCGGTAAAAAGGATGATGATTGGGACGATAGCCTGGACGCAAACAATCCAGACAATTTTAACAGCGATAACGAAGAAGAGGAGGAATTTGTTGTATGAATACAGATAACGGGCAAGAGTCGTACGGCTTAGCTTTAGACATAGATAAATTCAGCAAAGACGTGGCGAAGGCTGAAAAGATGTTCCAGTCTGTCGGCGACAAGGCCGTTTCCGAAGGTCAAAGAATTGACAGCACATTTCGCTCGGTTGGAACTGCCGTAGGAGGCTATTTTGCTATTGACAAAATACTTGATTTTGGAAAAACCCTTGTCAATGTCCGGGGGGAAATCGAGAGTTTTCAAATTTCCTTTGATGTCCTCCTCGGAAATAAAGAAAAAGCCGCATCTTTCTTCAAGGAATTGAAACAATTCGCCGTCGAAACCCCGCTGATGCTAAACGACCTAAGCAAAGGAGCACAACTTTTGCTCGGCTTTGGAGTAGAGGCCGACAGGCTTATGCCTACACTCAAACAGATTGGCGATATTTCTATGGGAGATGCACAGCGCTTCAATTCCCTTGCTCTTGCATTTGCGCAGATGTCCGCTACCGGAAAGCTCATGGGTCAGGATTTGTTGCAAATGGTAAATGCCGGCTTTAACCCGCTTAAAACGATGTCAGAAACTACCGGTAAATCGGTAGCTCAACTCAAAGATGAAATGAGCAAAGGCGCTATTTCGTCTGAAATGGTTACACAGGCTTTCGCGGACGCTACCGCCGAAGGAGGAAAATTCAACGGAATGTTGAAAAAGCAAAGCGAAGGTATCAAAGGTGGTGTTTCAAACCTCATGGGAGCTATTGACGACGCCTATAATGACTTTGCCACAAAGAACCAGGGATTAATCACCGATAGTATCGCCGCGACAACATCTCTCGTGAAGAATTATGAAAAGGTTGGCAAAATACTGTTGAGCCTCATAGGAACATACGGAGCCTACCGGGTTGCCCTTGCTCTGGCAATCGAGATGGAAAAAGGTTATACGGCATCGCAGGTGTTAAAAATAAAATACCTCTTAATGGCGGAGAAAGCCCAGAAGCTTTTGAATAAGACAATGCTTTCAAACCCCTATGTTGCTACCGCTCTCGCAATAGGAACGGTTGTAACTGCTCTTATTGCCTACGCCAACCGGACTACCGATGCCGAAAGAGCACAAAATGAGTACAATAAAAAGAAAGAAGAAGCAGCCAAAGCCGAGAGCGAACACAAGCAGGAAATTGAAAAGCTCATTACTACCGCCAGGGATGAATACGCTTCATCCCTCGACCGCGTCGACGCTCTAAACAAGCTGAAAGATGCCTATCCCGGCATAATCCAGAAGTATATTGACGAGGAAGGACACCTAAAGGATATTTTAGGTTTAAAGAAGGAAATCGCCGGAATTGAAGCCCAGAAGAAAGTCGATGATAACAAAAACGTTGTTGCCGACTATAAAGCCCAGATAAAGGCTATACAGGATGAAATTTCTTTTCGTCACCAAAATTACGGCTATGGCCAGTACAAAAACCCTCTTTTACAAAACAAGACAACTAACCAGCTTGAGAAGGAATTAAAAAGACTTCAAGCAGAGGTTGTACCATATGAAAAAGAGCAGCGCCAGAATGAGTTAAACCAGTGGCAAATCGACTTGAAAAAGCAGACGGACGACAAGATAAAGGCGGAGCTTGACGAAGCCAGACGGTTGTTGTCCGCAAGAAAGAATAACCCGCTTTATACCCTGAATATAAACGAGGGGACTTTGCGCGGTCAAATTTCCGGCGACGAACTGAGCCGGAGAGTTGAAGTTTTGCAATCGGAATATGATTTGCGAAACAAAAAGTCTGTTTCCTATGAGGAGGCCTACAAGAAAGCTAAGGATGATTGGGAAAAAGCTAAAAAAGAGCTTGCCGCCATAGAAAAAGACAAGGATAAATTCACGAAGGAGCAATTTGAGAGCGCCAAGAAAAATGCAGAAACCACCGAAAAGGCCTACAAGGATTTAGGCGGCGTTACCGGTTCCAGCCTTACCAAGCAGGAGAATGCTCAAAAGAAAGCCCAGGAAGCCGCAAACGAATTAAAGGTAGAACAGGCCGAACGCGAGAAGAAGATAAACGAATACAACCGTTCCCGCATTAATCAGGAGAAACAATCGGAGTTTGAGATACGTCAAGCCCGGATTGATGCCATGAAAGATGGATTTGATAAGGAAAAGGCTGAAATTGACCTTACATATGATAGATTAATCGAGGAAAATCGGAAACGCCAGGAGGATTGGGTAAAAGAGTTGCAGGATAAAGAGCGCGAGGAGTGGATTAATAAAAACCCGAACTACAAGAAGGAGGGAAAAGTTTTCACCCCTGTTTCCTCTGTTGAAAACCTGTCGGAAGAACAGAAAAATGCTTTGAAAGAGTACACCGATGTCGCCAACGAGTATCAAAGGACTGAAACTGATAAATTGTACAAGGAATTGCTTGACAAATACCGGAACTTTGAGCAAAGACGCGCAAAGATTAATGAGGACTTTGAAAAGGACAAGAAAGCGATAGAGGAGAACAAAGCGCTTTCCTCTTCCGATAAAAACGCTTTCCTCCTGGAACTTGAGAAAAAGCGCAAGGAGGCCTTAAAGGGTCTGAATAACGAGGAGTTGGCCGAAATGCAGAAATCATCAGACTTAATGATTAAGCTGTTTGAGGAAACTTCAAACAAATCAACGGCTGAAATAAACAGAACTATGGCGATGGCCAAAGAGCTTGTGTCATATCTTTCCAACACCAACGCGGAGGATATAACACCAAAGTTTGGTTTTACCGCCGACCAGTTAAAAGCTCTCAAAGCATCTCCTAAAGACATCAAAGCGATACAAAAAGCCATTGAAGAACTGTTTTCTGCCAGCGTAAAACGCAATCCTTTTTCCGCCTTAATTAAAGGATTGAAAGAGTTGTTTTCGGAGGAAAAGAATGAGAAGGGAGAGAAAACCCCGACAGAGGTTAAGCTTGCTCATATCGGAGAGTCAGCAGCGGAAGCCGCCGACATTATCGGGGGTATGGCCGGAAAGCTTTCAGAGATGTTTGAAGCCGCCGGGAACGACGGCGCCGCCGACGCAATGGACACAGTAGAAGGCGTTATGTCAACTGTGTCCAACATAGGCAAAGGGTTTGCCGAGGGAGGCCTTGTCGGAGGGATTGCCGCCGCCGCTGGTGAAGCTATTGGATGGATTACGAAAGCTTTTCAGGCGAACGCTCGCCATAAGGCTGCTTTGAAAAAGATTATGACCGAAACCATAGCCCAGCAACGCGAGTATAACCTTGCACTCATGGAACAAAACCTTGAGTACGAAAAAGCAACTACCATATTCGGAACAGACGAATACGGGAAAGCGGCTAATGCTGTAACCGTACTTAAAGATGCCGTTTCAGACTTAAACGGAGAGCTGAAAGGAACCGGTAAATATTCTGGCGGCTACTTATCGTTTTTCAATGGAGCGTTTGGAAAAATAGACCTTTTATCAAAAGAGCAGAGAAAGTTTTATGACGCATACGCCGGTCTGGCGGATATTGAAATAAAAACAGGGCATAAGAAAACCGGTTTATTCGGTTGGGGAAAAGGGAAAGATATTTATTCATCAATTCTTGATGTTTACCCGGAGCTTATTGACGAGGCTGGAAATTTCAACAAAGAACTGGCCGAAACAATAATCAACACCCGAGAGATGTCAGACGAGGACAAAGCGGCATTTCAGAATATTATTGACTTGGCCGAGCAAGCGGAAAAAGCTTTGCAATCGGTAAAAGATTATTTGACTGAAATATTCGGTGAGTTCGGAAATACCATAACGGATGCCCTTGTTGATGCATTCAGAAACGGGACAGATGCCGCGGAAGCTTTCGCGGACAGTGTTTCCGGTATGCTTGAGAAACTTGCTAAGCAAATGATTTATTCTGTGACCCTTGCTCCTTACATAGAGAAAGCTCAAGACCAAATGCTTGAAACTATGAAGAACGAAGGCTTAACAGACGAGCAGAAATTCAACAACTATGCCAATATTCTCGACAGCTTAACAAGTGGCGTATTATCTGAACAGGAAGAATTTAACGCCCTCCTTGAAAAGTACAAGCAGATAGCTGAAAACAAGGGTATTGAGATTTTCAAACCGGACGAAGATGCAGGGCGGTCGGCAACGAGTAAGGCGACACTGCAGGCCTCCCAGGAGAGCGTCGATAGGGTTGATGGGCGATTAACCGTAATGCAGGGTCATACATTCTCTATGGCCGATAGCTTAAAAGTGCTCGTTTCCATAAGTACGCAGATACTTGAAAAGCTTACCGGAATTGAAAGTAATACAAGCAACCTTGAGGATATAAACGACAATATCGACAAGCTGAAAACAGCCGTCAACATTATACAACTCAAAGGCTTAATAATTAAAAAGAAATGACAACAGGACGTTTTTACATAGACGGAAAAGATGCATACGCAGCCTATGGTGTATTCGTTGCCAACAACGGCTACACCGGACTTATCTCGTATCCTCCATACAAAGAGCTTGACAAGAACGATTTTGAAGAGGAAAACGGGATTGATGTAGACCTCACCTCTCCGGCTTTTTCTGTCAGGGAGTTTGCCATAACTTTTTATAGTAAAGACTATTGGAAAACGGTTGATTTTATAGCGCTTATTTCAGACGGTTCATATCATGAGTACAATTTTGCAGAAGCCGGTTGCCGCCTTCGTTTAAGACTACTTTCCAGCCCGCAGAAAAAGATATTCAAGGTTATGGAAAATTTTTCAATGACTTTTGCGGACGACTTTCCCATGAAAGATTATTCATACCTTGCTCCTGAACCCGGAGGAATACCGAAGCAGACCAGCTATGAAATTGACGGGGTTCCACTCTCTGATTATGGCGTTTACCTCCTTGACGGTTCCGACGGTGAAATAATCAAGATGCCGGCTGTAAAGAAAAACCTATTAATTGACCTTCCCGGCCAATCGGGAGCCATTTACGACGGGGAGAATGTTGTTTTCCAGAAAAAAGATGTTGCCTTGAAATGTTGGATGCGTAGTAAAAATGTATCTACCATGTGGCAAAATCTAAACGCTCTGGTCTACGACCTTACGAAGCTAACCGAAAAAATGGATGAAGAAGGGTATAAATTTGACGATGCCAGAAGAACTTTCTATTCTGAAACCCTTGAGGAGGAATTTCCATGCTATTACAACGGGTTAAGTGCGACAAAATTCCAGCTACTCTCCGGCGGAAGAGCCTGGCTTGAATTTACTCTAACACTGACATTTACATCATTTGTACTTGATGGTGTTGAATACCTGCTATCCACAGAAGCGGGTGAACTGATTACGACAGAAGATGATTTTTTTATAGACCTGAAAGATTATGCCAATTAAAAAGAAAAAAGTCAGCGAATTAACCCCGGTTGATAATCTCTCCGGGTTATGGGCTTTGGGTGTAAAGCTCATTAATGGAGTTCAGACGAGCGTAAAAGTTAGCTTCACTCTTATTCAAACAGCCTACCAGGATGCAATCAAGGCAATTTCCGACGCTAAAGCAGCAACGGAAGCCGCGAAAACGGCAACCTCTGACATGCGAAAACTTGAAGCGACCGTCGAAGATAAAGAGGAAGAGCGAGAAAACTTTTATTCCCGTTCTCAAGCAATGGTTCAAGGTTGGAGCAACGATGAACAGGGACGAAAAGAGGCGGAAGCTGAACGAGTAAAAAACAATACAATCTGGCAGGAGAACGAAGCTGCTCGCGAGGAGAATAACCGGATATGGAAAGAGAGAGAGGATGCGCGTATTGTCGAAGAGCAATTGCGCAAAAATGCCGAGAATGAGCGAAAAGAAGAGGAGATTATCCGTCAGAGGCAAGAGAATGTACGAGAAGAGGAAACGACGAAAGCTATATTGAATGCCGAAGCTGCTACTGATCGCTTAAACGCCCTGTCTGATCACAGGGATAAGATAGTTGACGGCTATTGGTGGCGCTGGAATGAGGAAACAGGCGAGTGGTACAATACCGGTGAAATTGCGAAGGGGAATGTCATGTATGCAACATTCGAGGTTACACCCTCTACTGCGATATTAACAATGATTACCGATGAAGAATACACCGGAGCAAACTTTGAGCTTGACGAAAACGGAATATTAACAGTAGTAATACAATAAATTATGACACAAGTAAGAACAATACTCGGAAAGGTGGGTTTTTCCCCTCGCGGAGAATGGAACGGGGAAACAGCCTACGAAAGGCTTGATGTAGTTTCTTTCATAGGGAGTAGTTTTGTTTCTCTCTCTGATGATAACAAAGCGCAATTGGCGGACGCGACGAGGTGGATGCCTGTTGCTAAAAAAGGCGACAAAGGAGATGCGTTCACCTATGACGACTTCACGCCGGAACAACTCGCAAAACTCAAGGGAGAAAAAGGCGATGCGTTTATTTACGACGACTTCACCCCGGAACAGATAGAAGGCCTGAAACAGCCCGCAACGGATGCCGCGCAAGTTGCTCGCGACGCAGCGGCCGAGGCTTTGAATGTCCCAAAAATTCAAGATGGTTATTTCTGGATTTACGACGTCGATCAAAAGAAGTATATCAAAACGAACTCTCCTGCTACCGGTAAAAGCCCTAAAGCTATTGACGGTATCTGGTGGGAGTATAACGACGAAATAGGCGACTATGTTAGTACCAATATTTCGGCAAGCTCCGATTATGAGCTAACTAAGCCAAAGATTGAAACGGTGTTTACCGGAGATATTACGAGCCATAACCATGCGACACAATTAGCGGAAGCCCTTGCGAATTACGTTCAGGTGGTAGCTGGTAAACAATTATCTACGGAAGATTTCACGACGGCGCTCAAGAACAAATTGATTGGGTTAGAGAACTACAATGACGCGGCTGTAGTTGCCTCGATAGCCGCCGTAAATAGTCGCCTCGACACATTGATTGGAACCTCTGCGAGTGAGGCTATTGATACATTTCAGGAGATTGAAGCGTTTTTGCAGGGGATAACTGATACTAAAACGCTCACCGGATTATTATCTGATTTAAAAGCCGAAATTGTCGCCATTATTCCTACGAAACTATCACAGTTGACAAACGATGATAATACGGTCAAGGACGCTAACTATCAGCATACAGATAATAATTACACCAACGCAGATAAGACGAAACTGGCAAAGATAAACTTTGTTCCAACTCTCGACCATGAGCCGGGAGAGAATGATTTATCTTTTTCCGATAGCGACGGTGAGCATACGTTTCTTATCGGGAACCAGGCGCGTGTACTGGATGCCGAAAAGGGAGAATTTGTTTTCTGGCAATTGTATGACATTGCAGGAGGTAAAGCAATTTGGAAAAAGGCCGGTTCCGGAGGAGATATGCAGCTAACCGAAAAGTTGATTATTACTCTTAGCAGCAATCAGGCTCAACCGGACACAAAATTAAACGGCCTTGTTGTCCATGTTCGCTATGGCGACAATGATACGCCGTTAACCTGGAACGGAGCCGCTATGACGACTGAAATTCCAATGAATATGACGTACACAATTGAATACCCTGCTCTTGCCGGTTATTCTGTCCCGGAAGTTGAAGAATATATCGCATTGGCCGGAAACACGAGAAACATAGAAGCGTCATACAATACAACGATATTGACAATTAACGTATCAGGAAACCAGACAGACAAAAGCGACTTGGATAATTTGCAAATAACCTTATCTGGGTCATACAATAAAATCCTGACTTATGTCGGACAGCCTTTAGTGGTAAATGTTCCAACAGGCCAACAATTGGTTATAACCCCGGCACAAATAGAAGGATATGCTACCGTTGGAGCAGTAACCAAAACGCCGACAGCGTCGGTAGACACCGTTTCGTTTGCTTACAATACTACGATAATGAGTATTACGCTTACAAGTAACCAGGGAACGGATGCGACACTGAATGCTGGAACAAATGTTGTTGTAAAGTGCGGAACTATAAACAAAACGCTTATCTGGAAAGGCTCAACGTTAACGCAAAAAATTCCGACAGGTCAAGCGTACACAATAACGCCAGCCGCCTTGTCTGGATATAAAACGCCAACGGCTAAGACTGGAACGGCGACCGGAACAAGCATGAGCGAGTCCATGCAATACCAGACGGAGCTTGTTACCGTTACTGTAAATACGGATAATTCCGTTTCATGTTCTGGCCAAAAGGTCACAATAAACGGGACGGAATACACATATAGCAATCCGATAGCTGTAAAAATTCCGTTCGGAACGTCTTATTCTGTATCAGTCAACGGTAAGGCCGGTTTCACGTCACCCGACGCACAGTCATTTACCGCTAATCAGGCGTCACGCTCTGTAACCATGACATATCTCGAAATAAAGCGGGGTATCTTTATCCTTGACACCGACGGAAACCTGGTAAAGCGCGCTGACTGGAATACGGGAAATAATAGCAAGGCTGTCGGCGTGGCTGTACTATCGGATAATTGCAAATTCGTTATTTCAACCACTGAAAACTCATCCAACATTCAATGGGGAGGGTATGGAACAACAATCAGCAATATCGTAACAACGACGGACGCAGCTACCGCGAAAAAAGATTACTTAGGGAGCGGGAATACCGATAAGATTATTGCCCAGCTTGGCAGCGGGAATGCGCCGGCGGCCGACTATTGTCGCGGAGTAACATTTAAACACGGAAAGAAAGGCTATCTCGGTTCTCTCGGAGAATGGCAAGAAGCCTACAATAATAAGGCTGAAATAGACGCATGTATGTCGCTTATCGGCGGAACAGCTATCAATACAAGCTATTATCATTGGACATCTACCCAGTACTCGTCCAGCGGCAGTTGGGTATTGCATTGGTCAGATGGTAGCGTGGACAACTACCGTAAGAACGGCAGCAATCGGGTTCGGACTTTTGCAGCTTTGACATAACCCCTTCAACTCTTTAACTCTTTAACTCTTTGAGATATGTTAGCAAGTCAATTACCTGTTTACAGAGATACGTTTGAATTAGTCAGCCTTTTAGTTGACTACGTGGCAATATTTCCAAAAAGTCACAAATACACAATCGGACAGAAAATAACGAATGTTTCTCTTGAATTATTCGAGTATTTACAATTAGCAAACCGCGCGGCTGATAATAAGCCAGCGCGGGCGAAATATCTTGAAGGGTTTCTGATAAAATTTGAATTACTAAAGGTTCTATTACGGCTGTGCAATGAGAAGAGGATTATAACGGTGAAACAGACTGCACGATTGGCGGCCTACACAGAAAAAATAGGTCGCCAGGTTACAGGCTGGAAGAACAAATAATTTCTGTCAGAATTTGCGCGATTACGGTTGCGCAGAGCGAACAGTTCAAAATAGAAAAGGCTCGTGTGCTAACTCCTCCCCGGAAACGGAGAGAATAGCTAAGAATAAGACAATCACGAGATTTAACCCAGTACTCGTCCAACAACAGTTGGATATTGAATTGGTCAGATGGTAGCGTGAACAACAACAATAAGAACAACAACAATCGGGTTCGGACTTTTGCAGAATTTCTATTTAAGACAATAAAAGAGAAATTTCAATATGGAAGAATATATTTCACTGGAAGAGGTATTTGAAGCGTATTATGAATGCCGAAAAAACAAACGCGGAACATGCAATGCGCTTCTGTTTGAAAGCGACTATGAGAGCGAACTTGTTAAGCTTCATCATGACATAAATACTATGACCTACGAGATAGGGAAAAGTATCGCTTTCATTGTTACCCGTCCGGTTAAACGCGAGGTATTTGCTGCCGACTTTCGCGACCGGATTGTTCATCATCTTATTGTGCACCGTTTAGAACCTTTATTTGAAAGCGTTTTTATTGAAGATAACTACAATTGCCGGAAAGGAAAAGGAGTAATGTTTGGCGTAAAGCGTCTGCATCAGCAGATTAAGGAATGTAGTGAAAATTTCACCCGCGAATGCTACATTATGAAAAACGACTTACAGGGCTTTTTTATGAGCATACACAAGCCTACTCTATGGATTATGCTTGAAAAATTTATCTGGGAAAACTATACCGGAGAAGATATGAACATTTTGCTGTATCTGGTAAAAAAGATTGTTTTACATAATCCCGAATTAAATTGTATTCGCCGCTCTCCTATTCAGATGTGGAACGGCCTTGCTGCAAACAAATCACTGTTTACAACCGGGAAAGATTACGGGCTACCTATCGGAAATCTGACATCACAAATGTTTGCAAATTTCTATCTGCACGGATTTGATACAGTGATGAAAGAACGGTTCCGCTGGTACGGGAGATATGTTGATGATTTTTACACCATATCGAGAGATAAACAAGCCCTATTGGATATTATACCAATAATACGCGAAGAGCTAAAAACCGAACTTGGCGTTACTCTTCACCCTAAAAAGCTTTACCTGCAACGATATGAAAAAGGGTGTAAGTTTATCGGAAGCGTCGTAAAAGGAAATATTCTGTATGCGGGTAGTCAAACTGTTAGCAATATGATTAACAATATACGCAAGTTTAATCGCATAGCAGAACTCGCCCCGTCCTATGTTGAAGAAAACGCAGAGCATTTCGTTTGCTCTATGAATAGCTATTTCGGCTTTCTAATACACTATAAATCATACGCGATACGCAGGAAATTAGCAAAACTAATCTCCCCGGCCTGGTATAAAGTATGCTATATATCGGGACATCACGAGAAGGTGGTATGTAAAAAGGAATTTAAGCAATCCCATATTTTAAAGACAAAAAGTATTAACAAACAAATATTTAACGATTATGATACGGACAAACGGATTAAAGAAGAATTACAGACCTCTTGAGGTAGTTAGCGAAGTTGATAATATCTACATCATTAGATGGGATTATGCAGAGGTAAAAGAAACAGACCCAAAAACAAAACTATCGGTAGATAGCGACCTTGCTGTGTGGGCGGAAGAAATTTTGTACCATAAGCCTACCGAGGCCGAATTGAGAAAGCTCTTCACTAAGTATTACAATGACATAACAGATAATAAAATTCTGTCAGGGTTCGTGTGGAATGAAATGCCGGTATGGCTGTCGGAAGAAAACCAACGAAATTACAAAGCGGCTTATGATATTGCCGTTCAGAAAAACGGAGCAACTCTCCCTGTTGAGTTTAAGTTCGGAACGGAAGATACACCCATGTATCAGATATTTCATACCGTAGAGGAACTGGAAAAGTTCTATCTCCCGGCAGTAAGCTATGTTCAACAATGCTTGGCCGAAGGTTGGAGAATGAAGGATGCTATTGATTATTCGTTGTATAAGGTATAAAATCCGACAATATGAAACTATATTATGGAGATAAAGAGATTGATTTACCGGTAGATAGCGAAAGTTATTCCTACGAGGGCGTAATGGTTTTGCGAGAACTGACCTTGCAATTTTCTTCCTGCGAATTTATTGAAATTCCCGTAGGAGCTCACTGTGAATTTAACGGCGTCCGTTATTTTCTTGAGAAGCCGGAAAACTTTACGAAGGAGGGTAAGCGAAATTTCAGGTACACCCTCCTATTGAGTAGCGACGACTCAAAAACGACGCTCTGGAAAGTACGTAACCCTATTGATAAGCGTATAAAATTCCCATATACAACTACACCGCGCGAACACGTTAAATTAATCGTTGATTGCCTGAATATGCACGATGCCGGTTGGGAAGTTGGGGAATGCCTTGAGGGAGAAACCAAAACGGTAAATTACAACCATACATACATACTCGACGGGCTTAACAGCCTTGCAGACTTGTATAAAACTGAATGGGAAATTGACGGGAAAAGGGTGAGCCTTAGAAAGGTTGAATACAACAAAGAAAATCCTCTCCCTCTCTCATATAAAGGAAGTAGTGGAAGTTTCAAGAAGGGAGTCGGAAGAGAAAGCGGAGAAATACCCCCAGAAGTTATCCTAATTGAAGGAACTACGAAGAACATTGACTTTAGTAAATATGGAAGTGAAACCCTGCTTTTGCCGAAAGGAAAAACTCTTGAATATAACGGACGCCTATATAAAACAGACGAGGCCGGGACGTGTGTTATGCGAGCGGATACACAACAAACTACATGGAAAGAGGATAGCCTTGATTGTAGCGAGATAATCCCGGCTCGATATGGAACGGTAAGCGAAGTTATCACCGTCGACGCGGAAAAGAATTTTTATGATTTCAAAGATGCCTCCATTCCTGAAAATCTCGACTATTCCAAATATCGAATTTCCGGCGAAACAGCGACTATAATATTTCAAACCGGAATGCTTGCCGGTCAAGGAGAGTTTGAGATTGAACAGGACGAGAATAGTTTGAACGGGTATGTTCATGGGGAGCGCCGTTTTAAATTGGTTCCCCAGGAAGTGAACGGAATAACTATGCCTAACGAAGTTTACAAGCCTTCTGTGAGGGATAAGTATGCAGTATTCAATATAATGCTTCCGAATGAATATATCTGCGACGACGACAGCCAGACCGGGGCAAGCTGGGATATGTTCAGAGAAGCTGCAAAGTATCTTTTTGAGCATGAGGATAAGGAGTTTACATTTAATGGAACTCTCAACGGAATATGGGCCAAAAAAAGATGGCTCGCTATCGCTGGGAAAATAAAGGTAGGAGGATATACGTTATTTTCTGACGAGCAGTTTCACCCAGAAGGTTCGTTGATTAGAATTACCGGAATAAAACGATACGTGAACAATCCTTTCAAGCCAGACCTTGAACTATCCAATTGCTCTGTTACTACGTCGATAAGTAGTGACCTCGAAAAGATTACAACAAATGAGGTAACGACAGACGGACTATTTAATAGCTCGCTACGATTTACGAAACGACGTTTCCGGGATGCAAAAGAAACCCTTGAATTGCTTGCCGGAGCATTGCTGAATTTTTCAGGGTCAATAAATCCTATTACGGTTCATACTATGGCCATGCTCCTGGGTGACGAAAGTTTACAATTTCGATTTGTAAACAATAAAACAAACCCGCAGCAAGTTAGCCATACGATAACCTATGATAATGCTTCTAAAAAATTAACCGTTCCCGCTGGAATAATCCAGCACATGACCCTTGGCATAAAAAATATATCATCGGCTCATAAGGTATCTGAATACATGTTCTGGGATATGGAAGGCTACGAGATAATACCACCTGATGCGGATGCTTACTACTTATATGCAAAGGTTAGCAAAACAACGGGGAAAGGCTCTTTCTTTTTGAGTAAAACGGCCTATAAGCTTGAGGAAGTTTCCGGGTATTATCATTTACTTACCGGTGTCCTTAATAGCGAATACGAAGGAGAACGAAGCTTTGTTGAACTGTACGGATTTACAGAAGTTTTGCCGGGACGCATAACGACCGACCGCGTCGTAAGTTCAGACGGATTGAATTTCTTAGACTTTGTAAATAACGCATTTAGAGTTGGAAATACAACGACTTACCTTGATTTCAATACAAGGTCTGACGGGAAATTTCGCCTGAAAGGTATCTTGATACAAAGCGAAAGCGGAGAAGAATCGTTCTTGGGCTGTTTCAGGGGTGTATATAATTCTACATACACCTACTATAACGGCGACGAGGTTACTTACACATACAACGGCGGAACATCTACGTATCGCTACATATACAGCAGTCCAGGAAAGGGTTATGCGCCAACCAATACAAGCAGATGGCAACTTATCTCCTCTCAGGGTTCTAACGGGATAGATGGCGACGACGGGGTAGACGGAGCGTATTTTGAATACCGATATGCCGTAAACGGTTCAAGAACATCTCCTCCGAGTCTTTCTAAAACATCAACTTACCCGTCTGGCTGGGTCACAGAAATGCCCTCCGTCGGCTCGCTGCAATATCTGTGGTGTACGGTTGCGAAAAAGAGTGCGGCTGGCTCCCTGCTTACCTATTGGAGCACACCTACAAGGATAACCGGATATGATGGCATTGACGGAAAAGACGGCGCCCCTGGCCCCGCTCTGGCCTTTCAAGGAGTTTACAACGCCAATAAAACATACTACGGAACCAGCAAACGAGTTGATGCAGTAAAGTATAATGGAATATACTACGTTGCCCGCGTGGATGCTGGAAACGGTTTTCGTGGTCATGCCCCTACTGATACAAATTATTGGAATGAGTTCGGAAATCAGTTTGAAAGCGTTGCAACCAACTTATTGTTGGCCGAGGAAGCCTCTATCGGCTCATGGTGGCATTCTGGTGGGAAGATTGTTTCTACCTTGTCGGATGGAAATAAAATCATACTCGATGCGGTAGCAGCCCAAATCATTATTGAGTCGGCACGTTCTGGGGGACAAAGCAGCCTTGACACAAGCTTAGGTTCAAAAATTACACTCGATGCAGCAAACGGTATCATAGAGGCAAGAGGTAAAAACAACACAAGCAGGGTGGCATATATGTCCCCTTCCGGTATTTTTTGTAATTCAGCAAATACGCAGGCTGTTTCGTCAATATATGGCTCTGACGTCCGGGCTGCCATAGTTGGGTTAGGATATGGAAACGTTTCTCGCGACGACGTTTATCAACTTGGAAACTTTCTTGCAGGTGTTTACGGCGTTGCATCAAATAGCGGGAACGCTCCCGCTTACGGAGGGTATTTCCGCGATTTAATGGCCGCTGGGCTTATACTTAACAGAAAAGCAATTGAGAGCGGAGGGGTATATCTGAATAGCTACGATACATTTGTTGTTGGATATTCCCAAAACGAATGCAGCGTATATCTTCCAAATGACGGAGTAATAGGACGCATCATTTTTCTTAAACAGAGGAACGTTGGCTCAATGAAATGCTATGCCAGAGGAGGACAAAAAATATACGACGATAGCACTGTCAACTCTTACTTTCGTGTTCCTTGCGGAAGTCTTGTAATTGCAATATTTGACCGCTGTTATATAAACAACGTCTTGACGGAGGCCTGGCTGGTAAATTCAATCAACACTTTAATAAACGACTAAAAAATGGTAGAATACGGCAGAATTGACGAAAACGGCATCATGACATCAAAAATGCTTGAACCGTATAACGAAAGCTTTAGGGATAATGACGGAGAATTGAAAGAGAGGGTTGTTTCCGTGGAGGAGCAAGCTGATATTTTAAAGGCCTCCGGATGGAAACCTGTCGACCTTATCGACGAAAGCAAAATGATAGCGGAAGAAGGTTATATCATAGAAATATCACCTTATGATGCGGGAGAGAAAATATCATACAGGTACGTGAAAACTTTTGACAAAAAAGAGGTTGAAAATAAAATAAGAGAGCTGAAAAAACGGCTTTCGGCAGGAGATTACAAAATAATCAAATGTTATGAGGCCTCATTATTAAAAGAAATTCTCCCGTATGATATTGAAAATCTGCATAAAAACCGGGATGAATTGAGGAAAAATATAAATGAACTTGAAAAGTTGTTAGAGGACAGCCTTTAACCTGCTCTAAAAGTGCTTATATTGTAAGCGCTTTTATATATTTGCATATTATTTACTAATCAATAAATTACAACAAAATGAAAAAGATTGTTTTTGTTATCTGTTTACTTTTGATGTCTGTCGCAGCAACGTACGCGCAGACTGTTGAGCCTGAACCTCAAGGTTCAGAGTTTATTGTTGACTTAGGGACGTTCGCCGGAATTGTCGCCGTCGTATCATTCCTTGTTACCCAAATTTCCAAACTAATCTCCTATGTCAACGAGCACAGGTGGGCTAAAATCGCTATTTCGCTATTTGTTGGAGCCGGTATTTGTTCTGCGTGCTGGGCTACCGGGTTGGCGCCTTTCTTATCAGGCCTAACAATATGGCAAGTTCTGATATATGGTGTTGGAGCCGGGCTATCTGGATGCGGGTTGTATGATATAGTCAAACCCATACTTGATGCTATATTTGGCAACAGGGTTATTTATATGGATTAATAATGATTTAGTGGGCGGTGTGACAGACCGCCCATATTGTATTGTGCCGGTTATGAGAGATTTAAAAATGACAATATTAATAGCCCTTCCGGTTGCTCCCTTCCTTGAAATATTCGAGAAGTATGTTTTTGGTGATTGGGAATTTGTGAAATTCCTTATTGTTTTGATGATTATTGACACTGCTCTTGGTTTTGTAAAACATTGGATTGATCATGATGTTAGCAGTAAGGCCTGGGGAATGATTGGGAAAAAGCTCATTGTATATAGTTCAGTCATGGCATTAAGCCATGTTCTGGCAAGCTTTGTCATAGCCGGGAGTGTTGTTGATAGTTTTGTTTGGTTCCGATACTTCGCATGTTCCGCACTCATGGTACGGGAAGGAATAAGCATTATTGAAAATTGCGAGGAAATAACACCAGGCTTCATGCCTGTATGGATAATAAAAAGGCTTAAAGGATTTAATAATCAAACAGGGGAGAAAGAAAATGAAAAACATTGATGCAATAATAATTCATTGCTCCGCCACCAAAGAGGGACAAGATATAAAAGCGGCTGACATTGACCGCATGCACAAGGCACAGGGTTGGAAACAGATTGGGTACAACTTTGTTGTCGACCTGGACGGAACCGTTGAAAACGGAAGGCCTCTAACCATAAATGGAGCGCATTGTAATTCAAAAGACGGACAGGGAGGAACATATAATTCTCATTCAATAGGTATTTGTTATATCGGCGGGCTGAATGCTTCCGGGAAACCTGCGGACACGCGCACGCCGAAACAAAAGGCTTCTCTGGTAGAACTGATAAACAGACTATGCAGAGAATACAACATAATAGAGCTTCTTGGACATCGCGACACGTCGCCGGATTTGAACGACGACGGGACTATTGAACCATTTGAGTTTATCAAGGCTTGCCCTTGCTTCGACGTCCGAGAGGAGTACAACTCATTCCTCAAACCAATAATCATACGACCATGAAAGCGCCATTTCTTGCGATATTATCAATCCTGCTGTTCTTTTCTTGCGGAAGTAAGAAAATGAAGCTAAAAGAGCAAAGAGATATTCAGGAGAAGAATATAACGAGCTTTATTGAAACTTCATTCACCGGATTTACTATGACAGATAGTATTTTGGAGAAATTGAAAAGAGAAAAGGTTTATAAAATAACAATTCTTTCTCCCCCCGACAGCGCCGGGAAACAGCATCCTGTATCAATAGAAGAAGGGAAGGTAGTAGAGGAATATGAGTTAAATAATCTCATAAAAAAAGACTCAACAGTCTTGAATAATAAAAAGGAAGATGATACGACCTCTTTTGTTGACAAAACCAAAGTAGAAACAAAAGAAAGCGTTGATAAGCGTATCATACCTCCTTACGCTTGGTGGTTGATAGCCGGAGGGGTGTTGGCGGCTTTATTGGCCTGGCTTGCATGGAAAAAGAAATAGTTTTTGTTGTAGCTTTTCATTGTTTGTATGTTTTTAATGTTACTATTGCTGACCGGTTCGTGAGAATAGGGAAAGTAAAAAAATATTGCTATATTTGCAATGTTGTTGTGGATTATGCGCTAAGCGCAGTCCGCTTGAAAGCTCGGATGCTTAGGTGTTCGGGCTTTCTCTTTTAAGTGGTAATTTTTGCGTCTATGCGACTTTCTTTTTCTACTGATAAGTAACCAAGCAGGCTCAAGAAAATGCAATAGACGCAAAATTCAAGAAAAATAACTCTACTTTTTCTGGGTATTCAAATTATCAAGAATTTTTCTGGTTGCTTCATCCGCGTGCCTTCTCATTATTCGGATATAATTATAAATAGGTCTGTCGGTTTTCATACTCTGACCAATGCAATACTCTAATACGGGCAAGGATATTCCGAGTTCAAAGCCATGTTGAACAAAACTCTTTCGGGCAGAATAATAAACAACCCTCCTTTCTATTCCCAGACTTTTTGCAAGCAAGCCTATATTCCTTGTCATATATATGGAGAAGCAATGGTAGTTGAATTTATACCCAAAATCAAGTTTACCGGTATCCTTATCCATCCAGCGGTTTATTATTGTTTTTGCCTCCGGCTGTATGGTCATGCTTATACGTTTTTCCCCCTGCTTCATATTTCTTGACTTTGTACGAATATACTCAATGTACTTTTTTCCTCTAAAGTCAATCTTTAAAAGGTCAACAAGGTTTATTCCGCCTAAATAATACGAAAGACAAAACACATCACGCGCAACAATGTATTTTCTTAATTTGGGTTTGCTATCCCTTATTTTAAGAAATTCTTCAACTGAAATATCAAGTTCACGTTCAGGAGCCCTTGATATTTTGTAAAAGGCAAAAGGCTCTATATCATATTTTACATACTGATTTCTCTTAGAATAATTGATAATCACTTTTGTTCTTGACATAAACATTCCTATTGTTGTTTCGCTCAACCTCCTTGCTCGTAGATAGCGGTCGTAGTTATCTATTATTTGAGGAGTGAAATCAGCCATAAGAAAATCGCCTTTTGAGAAGGTGGTAAAATACTTGCAATTGGCCTCCATTAGTTTTGCGTAGGAAAATCTTTCATCTTTTACAAGCTCTGAAATATATTCCTTTGAAACCTCTTGAAATGTTTTCCCTGAATAGTCGCGATTGTTAATCAGAATATCTCTTATTTGCCTACAATCATAATTGTTGATATTTTTTATTCCGTCAAGAGTTTCCTGATACTTGTTCAGTATATTTCGGAGTTTTACGTTTATTGCAGGCGCGTCCGGCCGGCCTGTTACCTGACCATTTTTAAATTGAGATAAACTATCAATGATAAGGTTCGTAACAATATAACATGTTTCACCTTTTTGAGAAACGGCTACACGAATTTTGTGCTTGCCATCCTTTAAAGCCTTTGGCTTAAAAATTGTAGCTCTGATTGTTGCCAT